GAGGGCTCAAAGCTAGGCCAAGTCTACACAGTCGAGATCACAAAAAGGCCTGAGGGCATAGTTGAAAACATACAAGATTTTTTCGATCTAAACTCTAGACCTTGGACGCCTGAAGAAACACTAGCAGAGGGTGAGTTTATCCGTTGCACTTTAGATCAGACAAAGGTTGAGCAAGTGAAGGCTGACAAGGCTTTAAAGGAAAAGCAAGAAAAAGACAAGCGAGACGCAAAAAGGGCCACATGGCAAGACGCTTGCAGTAAGGCAAAAGAAGGCATTGAGACTCTCATTTGTCAGGAGAGAGGGTATATAGAGTGAGTGAAGAAAAGCCAAAAGGAATTACAGTTAGCCAAGGGCAAATAGTCGGTGTCGGCGGCCTGGGCGTTGTGATGGCAATTTTACTTCAAGCACAAGATTTAGTTTGGACAAGAAACGAAGGGCTGGAGAACAAAGCTCGCGTTGAAAGGCTCGAAGCTCATGTCATGAAGGTTGAGGAAAAAATGGATTCCTTTGAGTTTAGTGTAAAGTCAGAGATTAAAGAATCTGAAACAACTATAACTGACAGGCTGGACAGATTGGCAGATAAAATGAGTCTGACGATGATTAGGCAAAAAGAAGAATTACTAGGAAGAGTTGAAAAACTAGAGGATCAAGTCTTTGAGATGAGACAAAAAAAGGGAGAAAAGTAATGGCCAGCACAGGAGCCTTAAATCTATTGAGGGATGACGTTGAAACAGCCAGCACCGTAGGTGATACAAAGGCTGTCGAGCTTCACATGAAAGAGCTTTGCGCTGTTTTAAAAGTGACATCGAGAGACAACGCCACAAGTATTGATGTGACCATCCAGCACAGCCTTGATGGAGTCAACTGGTTCACACTAGCATCTTTTACTCAGCTGACAGGAACTGCGTCAGCAACAGAGACGGAATTCATCAATATAACAAGCAAATGTCTACCAAGAGTGAGGGCTGTCACAACACTGGCAGGATCAACTCAAGCCGCAACAGTCACAGTAGATCTTTGCTATGAGCACAGGAGGTAGAGAATGGGAGCAGTAGCACCACCAGTATCATCAGGAGCAGCGTCAGGTGGAGGATCTGGATTGGCTGGCATGGGAATGTTGGCTGGAGCCAATTTCCTCAGTAATTATTTGATGGCAAAAAGACAAGAGCAGGAAAATAGGAGAGATAGGGTGATGCAAGCTCTAGCTCAACAACAGTCACTGCTAGGTCAGCAAGGTCAGATGCAGAACAACGTCATGCAGTCCATGACTAATTCTTACAGGTCAGCATTAAGCTAGGAGCTTTTAAAATGTACGAGAAGGAAAAATCAAACCTAGATCAAGATATTCTCTCAAAGATACTACTAGAGGCTATGAAAGAGCCAGAGGGTGCTCCTAAAGGTGCTGCCGAAGTAACTCCAGAGGGTATGCAAGGCCTTGAGACTGTAGTTGCTGAGGATGAGTCTGGAATGGTCAGGACTGTTCCAAAAGAGCTTGGAGATGGCTCTATGGAGTCTGCGATCATGGCAGTAAAGGCCAAGGGCTGGAAAGATCCTAGATCTGGGAAAGATTTAGATAGATTTGCCTCAATTGTTGATGCTGCTCAAAAGCCAATCCTTTCTTCTCCAGTGCCAGAGTCGAGCGAGCAGGACAGAATAGAATCTGCAGCTGGCGAGTCAAAAGATGTTACCACCATTGACACTGATGAGAGTGATCCAAGAGATCTAGTTGGCCCTGATGAAAAGGTCATCACAGGTTCAAAATCTGGAGAGATAACAGTTGAGGGAGTTCTTGGCGACAAAAGAGCACTGATGCTCAAGAAGCTACTATTGGGGATTTGAAATGGATAGAGCAGAGCTACTCATTGAAGAGATCAGATCACAGACTCAGAACACAAGTTATGATTCCAACTTTGGTGTTCCTCAAAGTGACATTGTTCGCTATTTAAGGAACGCTCAGGATTTTCTGTTCTCTCAAGCTGTTCAGCAAAAGCCTAAGTTCTTTCTAGAAGAATACATTGTGGATTGTGTAAACGATCAGGAAGTCTACTCTTTGCCAGAAAGAATCTACCTAGGCAACTTGGAGATGGTTGAATATTCACACTCAGGGAATGTCAGGGAATACTATCCCCTAAATGTTTACCAATATATTGAAAGAGATGTGACTCACACTGGCTCACCTTCTGGCTACATAAGACGCAACCAGGAGATTCTTCTAGTTCCACCAGCTGCGAGTGGAAAGCTGAGAATCAGCTATATAAAGGAAGCAGACAAAATAGACATCAGGAGAGGTCAGATCTCTGCAGTTACAGATTCAGGAACACAAGTCACTGCGCTGACTCTAGATACTACAGAGGCCAGCTTTGATTCCACCACATTGAACAAGCATTACAATCTTTGCGTTGTGGATAGATACGGCAACCAGAAGATGAAAAACATTGAATTTGATTCGATTGATTCAGGAACTGGAGTTGTGACTCTGACTGCCAGCCATACCTATGAGGATGGAGAAACCATTGCAGTTGGTGATTATGTTGTCTCTGGCAAGAATTCTGCGAATGTCTCTACTCTCCCAGATACTTGTGAAAGATTCCTAATCAAGCATTCAGTTTATGAGGTTAAGTTTGGAGACGCTTCTAAGTGGTCAGATAAAGTGAAGAATGATGTATTGGATTTAGCGAATGACATCATAGGTGGTTTTCAATCAATAGAAAATGACATTGCCAACATTCCAATCACAGCAACAGACTACCTTGATTGGGGCTATCAGGACGGATAATGGGCTATAAAAATCTGAAGTATTATGACAATCGGGCTGGTGTTGACTCTCGCACAAATGAAGTGAGAAAGCCAGAGGCCTACGCTAGAGACAATGAAAACTCTGTCTATTCAAACAGAGACGACATTGAAAAGCGCAGAGGTGGAAAGATCATCTCTGATGATGGCCCTGCATTTGGCAACTTTGTTTTGAGACAGGTTGATCCTGATACTTTGACGAAAATAGATAAGCCCATTGGAATGAATGAAAATGGCTATTTAATGGAGAGGCAAGATGCGACTCTTAATGTTTCTTACAGTGGTGGAGCTACAGCTTGCCTGGTGCGCTTTTTTTATGACACTGCAACTGATGAGTTCAGGTTTAGAACATTTGAGGATGGAGTTCAGGATCTTGATATTGCAGTGGGCATTGGAAAAGATGAGGGCTCTCCAACAGATCTTTCAAGCCTTGCCTCGACTATTGACGGAGATGCAAGCTACACGGCTACGATCACTGGCACTGGTACTATTCCAGCTGCGTATCTGGAGCTTATAAAAGACCATGACTTGCAATCCTCTGACTTGGCTTTAAAGGCCTATGAGTGGATTAAATGTCACACCTCAATGACAAATGCTGAGGCTACGATCACAGAAAGTTCAGCTTCTGGGCTAGTGACAGAGGCTTCTGATAAGATCAACTCAACAGCTCATCCATTTTCTGATCTAGATGTGGTTTTCTACGAGACAACAGGCACACCAATTGGAGGGCTTGAGAATCGGCAGATGTATTACGTTAGGAATTCAGGGGCAAATGACTTTGAGCTTTCCTTGATCTTCGATGGAGCTATAGTTGATTTAACAGATGATGGAACTGGTGACCACACTTTCACAAAGTGGGATTTTGCAGGGATCAACACCAGGAGGAACAGGGATCAGTCTAGTCTGGAGCTTGCAAGCTTCACTCAGCTGAATAATGTTTCTTATTTTACTGATGGAGGCTTTCTCTGGAAGTATGATGGCTTGGCGGCTTACAGGGCAGGATTGCCAGAGCTTGCTGAGAATGGATTGCCTCCAGTAAAGACAGGATCTGGAGGGAGTCTTTCCTCTGGCACCTACCAGTACAGATTTAGATATAAGTACAAAGACGCATCTGGGAATATACTTTATTCAGACTATATTGACAGGACAGTTTCTTCAGTGACAGCTGGGGATTCTTTGACATGGAATGGAATGATTCCACTAAGAAGGGAGCTGATGTTCCCATGCTTTAATGCGAATGCTTCGAGCACTCAGACATCATCTGCAGGATCACAGTGGACCATTAATGTAAGCTCTGGCCATAATCTTAAGGCTGGCATGATGGCAGTCTTTTGGGATGACATAGGCTTATTCTATGCCGCATTGAAAATTGAGTCAGTGACAGACACTTCAATCACTACAGAAGATCCTGGGACTGGCTTGAGGATAAGCACCACAGCATTCACTGGATCTGATAGAATTTTTGGGGGCTTGTTTAGAACTGAGTCTGGAGTTGTAGGGGATGCTAGAGGAAACGTAGATCCTGGCCCGATGGAAGTTGAAATCTATAGAACAACTGCAGGTGGATCTGTTTTTTATTATGAGGCTTCTGAGTATGTGGCAGATGACTCAAATTCAATAAGTCATGAATCAACAATTTCAGATTCTACGCTGCAAGATAATGAGATTTTCTCTGAGAGTGGGATTTTTCCAAAAGAGCCCAAAATTGCAAAGTACATATCAAACTGGCAGAACCAGTTAGTCCAGGCAGGAAGGCCACCTGAGGATATTGCAAACATCTTTAAAAGATTGATCAAGGCCAACTCAGCTCCAACTGCAGAGATTGTAGAGGCTGACATTGCTGCGACAGATTTTTTCTACTGGGATGACACTCTCTTTCTAGAAGGCTTCCCCAAGGATGGGCTGCATGAGGAATCAGTCTACACCAATAGAGGAGATGACATCACTGGTCTTGCTCCTAACAAGGATGCTTTCTTTGTGTTTAAAGATCAGTCAATGGCTTTAGTGACAGGAACACTAGGTCTGAACAATATCCAAAGAGAGATATTGGAGTCTGATAGAGGCTGCATTTCTCACAGTTCAATCAGAGATGTTCAGGGCTCCCTGGTGTGGCTAGATGCCAACTATGGATTCCAGACAATTGTGGCAGGTCAGCTACCTAAAACAGTTGGAGTTGCGATCAACAACATAGTTAAAGAGAACGCAAGGTCTGGAGCCACCAGGCTTGTTTTGAACAAAGCTGTAGCAGTGAACTATGAACTAGATGATAAATATATCTGCGCCATACCAGCGGAGTCTGAGAGCAGCTCAGGAGATCTTTACACAAATGGTAACGCAAAAATTTGTGTTCTCGACTATGCGGAATATGATTTAGATAAGTTTAGAATGGCTTGGCACTACTGGAGCGGAGTAGATATGTCAGGTGGTCTTTATGTGATAGATAATGAGCTTTTCTGGTCAAGCAGGAGATACAGCTCAGACCTTTCATCTATGAAGTATGAGCACTGGAAGCAGAGCAATCTAGGAGATGCCTGGGATTACCAGGATCATGACCAGGCAATAGCTTGGAGCTGGTGGACAGCATTTTTTAGAGGTAGCGAGCCAAGCATTGATAAGACCTTCAACAATCTGGTTCTGAAGTGTGCCACAGACACATCAAATGAGTCATTTGCAGTTGAGGTTGAGCAGTATGGAAATTATGAGCCAGATAGGTTGCTTGGAGAGTATTCCAAGACATTCACCAAGGTTGCACAGTCTATCAAGAAAAACCTCAACTTTCCTCTAGTAAGTCAAAAGCTGGAAAGTACCTCATTTAAATTTAAGAACTCACAAGAGCAGACCAATGTGTCAATCAGTGGTTTTGAAGTCTTTATTGAGGGAGAATTTGACACGGAGTACAGATACTAATGGCAAAGATCAATAAATTGAGAGACTTTATGAATAAGGGTGTTGGAGCTGGAGCAAGCTTTCTAGACATCTCCAATTATCTATCTAAAGACTTGAAGCTTAACCTCAGAGAGATCCAGAACGCTTTCAAAAGAATTACTTTTGATGACAACTTTCAGGGATGGGTTGAAGAATACACTATCCCAGCGAGTGGAGAGCTTGAGATCTTAAACAAGCTTGGGCCATTGGTTCCTAACTATAGGATTTTTCTCAGAGGAGACACTGAGCACCTTTCTGATGGCACTTCTGAGTGGACAAGTGACTATGTTTATATTCGCAACTCTAGTGGTTCTGACGTAACTGCTACTATTGCATTTTTGATTTGATTGAGTAGAATAGAAGAGATCAAAGGCTCCCAAATGCCCACCGTTCCTAGGTGGCTTGGCAACCAGCCAACATCTCATAAATAAAACAAAAATTTTTTGAGGAGTTTATATGGGCTGGCTTGAGGACTTTACCAAAAAACCTTTAGAACCTAAGAACTGGGTGCGCGCTGGAGTGGGTGCTCCTTTGGATATAGTTACCTTGGGTGGCTTTTCTAGGAATGAAAATGAGCAAGCAAGAATTGCTGCGGAGGAGGACAGGGCTCTCCAAAGCCAGCTAGACTCGCAGCCAACACCAGTGCAAATGAGGCAGATGAGAGAAAATGATATTGCTTCTGGTATGGAAAGAGGAAGAGAGATCTTCTTTGAAGATCCAATAATGAAAGAACTTTCTGGCAGAAGGAAGGATCTATCTCAAGGCCTGAATGCTGAGGAGCTTGATGCTCAAAGACGAATGATGACCAGGCAGAGAGACAATAATGAACAGGCTGCACTGAGGCAATTGATGGCTGGTCAGGGCAGGGCTGGAGTTGGTGGTTCAAGAGCTGCAGCTCAAAGGGCAGATCTTCAAAGAAAAATGAATATAGATAGAGGCGATCAAGAAAGACAAATGGTTCTCAATAACTATGAGGCCAGAAGACAAGGTCTTGACGACTATCAGAAGTTAGAACTCAACAAAAGATTTGGACAGCTTTCTCAAGGAATGGGAGAGGCCCAGCTTGGAGTCTCTGACAGAACTGGATATATGCAAAACCAGATAGCTCAACAAATGGCTGCAGCTGCAAATCAGCAGCCTAAAAAGGGCGTATTTGGTCAAATCTTTGAAGGATTGGGGCTGTAATGCAATTACTAGACTTTTTAAATCAAAACTCTCTAGAACCTATTCCTTTAAGACAAAGGAAATATTTGGATCGTAATATCACACCAATCCCTGGGAAAATAGGTGGCGTTGGCCAGCCTATTCAAGACAAGGGAATCCAATCCAAAGCCAACTCAGAAGGCACAAAAAAGCTTGTGATTGATGAGACTGCAGCTCAGGCTGAGGATCTTCAGAAAACAATCGAGGAAGTTCAGGCTGGTGCAGAGGATAACTTTGGATCTATTGAAAGAACTAGCCCAATGTCGATCCAGGAAAGATTGGCGATGGCGAACCCAGCTCCTACAAATAAAGAGCTTATAGGCCAGGCACTTATTACCTTTCTTCCAACTCTTCTAGGTCAAGCCTTTGGTGGCGAGCTTGGAGGCATTGCAGGTGCAAAGGCTGGAGAAGGTGCTCTGAAATACAAGCTCAAATCAGACGCAGAATCTGCAAAGGCAAAAAAGGCAGGGATTCTTTCTGAGTACAAGATCAGAGGACAGCTGGAAGATAAGGCTGCAGAGGATAGATATAGAGAGACAGATACTCAGCTGAAGATCGCTGACCTAAAGCTTAAACTGGGCGGCAAGCTTTCTAAAGATATGCTAGACAGAATTGAAAAGGCTGAGGCCAGAGGTGACAGTAATGAGTTGAAAGCATTGATTGCTGCCTTAGCCGCAAATGTCTCTCAACAGAATGCTGACACGGGCGCAAAAAAGGCAGCCAAAGATGACGAAGAAAACCAGGGAAGATGGATTCCTGGCTGGAAGCATGACAAAAGCGTGAGAATCATCAAGTCTGAGATGGATAACATGAGAGATGCGGCAGGGGATGCAGAGAAGCTTGAGGAGCTTTTAAGTTCAATCGGTGGCATGGTTAAAGGTGCAGGAAGATTTGAGCTTGCCAATCCTTTGAGTGATGTTCGCAAGAGGCTTGATCCTATCGTAAGACAAGCACAGCTCCTCTACAAAGGTGATGCTTTCGCAAAACTCGGAGTCCTTACTGGTCCAGATCTAGAGCTGGTTGAAAATGTGATTGATAATCCTCAGTCTGCTAGAAACCTTATAAGAGGTGGCGAGAGTGCTGCAGACGTTTACGCAAGAGCTGCCCAGTCAGTTAGAAGATCAATTGAATCTACCTTAGGCAAGAGAGGCTTTGCAAGAGAAGATGGATCTATGACTGAAAGGCTTGATGCTCCTGAGAAATCAAGTGTGCAAGCTCCACCAAATGGATTGCCTCTTGAGGTCAATCGAGGTGGTGCAAGGTTTAGGTGGAATGGCTCCAGCTATGTAGAGGTGCAATAATGGGAATCAGTGCAGAGCAAATGGCGAAGGAATTAGAAGCAGGAAAAGCAAAGGCTGTTGAGCTATCTCCAGAAGAGGTGGCTCAAATGCTTAAAAGCGGAGAAGCATCTCCTGTTGAGGAAGAGGGATTCTGGTCAGGGCTTTTAGGTGGTGCTGCAGAGCTTGCTGGTGAAGTGGGAGAGGCTGTTGATTCTTTCACTGGTGTTCCTACCAGGGAGGCAATGGCTGAATACTACAAAGGCGGTGATGTTGGTGACATTGCTGGAGAGTTTTTTTCTAGTATGGGCCAAGATCCAAAGAGTGCCACAACTCCAGATCAGCTTGCAGAATTGCAAGGCTTTGAGGATAAGCCTCCAGAAATCCTAGAAAAGATAAATCAAGGATCTGGTGGAAGATATACAAATCCAAAGACAGGAGCCACAGTAAGCCTTTTGCAAAAGGATCAGACAACTGCCAAAGATGTTGCCTCTGGTGTGAATGCATTCGCTGCAGATTGGACAAATGTCGTTCCTATGACTGCAGCTTTGAAGCTTCTGGGTAAAGGTGCTGGAGCAACTGCAAAGGGAGTTGCTAAGGTCATGACAAAAGCTCCAGCCAAGGCAATAGATGCTGGGACTGGGACATCAATCACAGGAGATGTGGTTGATTATGGTTGGGACATGGCTCAGAGAACAGCTGACGATCTATCAAAGATAGTAAACCCATTGCCAGCTGATGACTACGAGAGTTTCATGAGGATAGCCATAGAAAACAACATAGACACAAAGCTGCTTCCAGAGTCTGTGAAATATGGCCCAAATAGCTTCCTAAGTCGTGCTGCTAGATCTCAAGCTGAGGGTCCTGGTGGTGAAATAGCTATGAAAAATTTTGAGGCTGGTCTAGATCAAGTTAGAGAAGCCACGATAAAAAAAATGCAAGACTTTAATCAGGGATTTATTCCAGACGATGTTCAAGCTGGTGAAGTCATCAAGTCTGGCTTCGATAATGCTGTAGAGAGGCTGTTTCAGCAAAATGATATCACTTACAGCACTATTCATGAGATAGCTCCTGGGATTCAGTTGACTGAGAAAGCCTATGACAAGCTAGACAGTGCGTTGAATGGTCTAGAAAAGAAAGCAATGGGATTGCTCTCAAGAGGAGTGACTCAAACAGAAAAGAGCCAGGGCCAGCAACTACTGAAAGCCATTGATGCTATTAGAGCAGCTGACAGCTCTATAAAGCAGAATGTAGAGGCTTTGCAGATGATTGGCCGCCATGCCTTTAAGACATCAAAGCAAGCCCTCTCAGATGTTCCTGTGGACCAGAAGGCCTTTAGGAAAATGTATGATGATCTAAGAGAAGCTGTTGTTGATTCAACTAGAGCGCAGCTTGGCGATGATATAGCAGACTCACTGGTTGAGAATAACGCTAGAATGAGCAAGTTCTTTGATGACTCTAAAATGATTCAGAAGATCATTCAGAATGAGGCCAAAGCTCCTGAGCAGATTTTCCAGAGCCTGATATTGCGCGGAAATACAAACACTGTTAAAGCTCTCAGGGAGTTGCTAACACCAGAAGAGATTGGATCTCTAAAGTCAGCTTTCATGGGATCTCTAGTCAAGGTTAATCCACAGGATGACTTTCCATTTAGATCTCTTTGGAACGCTTTAAGGAATAAGAAGAATGTCGCAAAGGAACTATTTGAACCACAGGAACTCAAGCAAATCAGTGAGCTTCTGCAGCTTGGTGATCGCTTCGGCAATCCGGTTCTTTCGTCATCGGGGACTGGTGGTTCTAACAAGTTTATGGATCTCATTAAAGGTGTTGGCGATTATTTCACGAATGACATTGTAATCAATGTACTAAAACGGCAAGGCATGAAGGCTGAGGAAGCCCAGGCATTTGTGAAGGCAAATCCAGAATGGTACCAAAGAGCCTATTCTGAACTATCGAAAACAGTAAACCCTATACAATCTCAAACACCAGCGCAGCTTGGCTTAAAAGGTCTGCAGACAGGATCAGCCATGAGTATTCCTCAGACCATGTCTCCAGATGAAGCTGTCCAATTGATGCTAAATCCTGAATCAGCTCCAAGAGAAACAATTGGTGGCTATCCTAAGCAGAGCACTCAAGAGGTTCCAGTGGAGCTGTTCGATCAGATAGAAGAGGACATAGACAAGCTAGATATTTCAAACACTGAAAAGGCAAAAAGACTGAACCTTCTCAATAAGCATGGAAGAGTGTATCTAGGAAACTAAAGTTCAACTAAAGCTCACCTATAATCGGACTATAGGAAAATGAGGAATTATTCTGCCCTCTAAGGTTTAAACCAATAAAAAAGAGGGGAATTCTCATGGAAAAAATTTCTATCCAGGTAGAAGTCGCAAAAGAAACTCACGAACTAGGCAAGGGTCTTGTGGCCATGCTTGCTGCAGTTCTAGAGGCTAACAAGGACGGTTGGCAAATGGGCCAAGATCTTCCACAGGTTGCAATGGTTGCTTTTCAGCAAATGGCAGCTGTAGAGGGGATTGATAAGATCAAGGGTGAAATGGAAGAAGATCCTGCAGCTTTTGGTAAGGCTCTAGCACTTAGCATTTCTGATGCTTATGGTGCTGTGAAAGCAGCTGAAGTAGAGCAAGAGGGGGCTGAATAATGTTGGTTCAAAACATGGATATAGCTGGTCTGATCAGACGAGTAAGAAGAATGAGAGAAGAAATCAGAAAATGTGTTTCAGCAAGTTTGATGCACACAACTGACAGAGATCAAGAAAGAATTGGAACTTATCTTGATTCACTTGATGCTTATTTTGACTGGATGGTTGCACAGCCTCAACAGGACTTTGTTGAGTGGCACCCTACAGACATTGATCTTGGTGAGGCTCCAATGGACAACCTGCCAGAGAACGAGGCATTGGCTGACATGACTCAACAGTTCTTTGCATTGGAAGAGGAGCTTGCTTATTCAGCTTCATCGCGTATGCACACAAGCATCATGGAGCATGATGAAAGACGTTTCAGAGAAATCACACAAAAGATTCGTGATTTTCTTGAGCAATACATTTCAAGCATTCAGCCTTTGGATATGCCTGAGAGTAGTCCAAGACGAGAAATGACAGGCAAGGGAAGAAGAACTGTAAAGGCATAAATTGATACGAATTTTACTATTCATTTTAATGTTTTCAGTCTTGGGGTGTTCAACACTCCAAGGCTTCTTTTTTCCTCAAGTAGCTGACAAAGATGCTTCAGTTGCCTGGGAGAAAGATCTCAAAATGAAGGTCAATGGGAAGCTCTACTATGGGACTGCGGTAGTTCCCAAGGCAGATGTCTATACCATTTCAATCTATCCAGCCTACAAAGAGATCGACAGACTACAGTGGAGAACTTGCCACCGTGGAGGCCATGCAGACCAGGCTGTTGAGCATGGATTCTGGCCCTGGTCCAAGCGTCAGAAATATTTCACTTTCAAAATCAGGCCTAAAGACATTGAAAGAGAGAGGGCTTGTGCTCTCAAGATTGAGGCCTTGGCAAAAAGACATAAATCAATGGCTTTCGGAATGATTGCCTTCCCAGATATCAGGCCCTGGTACAACATCAGCTCAACAGTTGAGTGCAATGGAAAGCTTGGAATCTATACTCAAGGCACATCACTCTGTCAGGCACCTTTTAAATCAATCCAGAGGATCTCATTTTCAGGAGAGGTTTACATGGATGACAAGGCAAATTCTTTTTGCCCACCGTTTAAGGAAATCGAGCAGGGAGTCTTTGAGTTCTTCATGCCTAAGAATGAGTGCATTTATAACTTTGTGAAAGCAGAGGAACATTCTTCTGGAAGGCTTAGGAGTCATAAGTTCATTACTTTCGGCTATGAGAAAACACCACCACCAGAGGACTAACAGGAGAACGCATCATGCTTTATCTAGATATATTCATGTGGCTTGGAAAGGCCCTTTTCAGCTTTTTTGGAGCGAAGAAAGAGCAAATGATATGGCTTCAAAACACTGCAGATGAGTTGCACAGAAGGGGATGGCTAAGGGAAGAAATGATCCTAACCTTAGATGCTGCTCAACAAAAGAGACTGAATGCCAGAGTGAGAGCGATCATGAAGGAAAAGGATAAGAATAGAGAGCCTGAAAGACCTTCTGATGGGGATGGAAAAAGATTTGATTACAAGATCCCTGAAATAGTTGAAGTTGATTGTTCAATGGAAACCAAGGGCGAGTATAGAACGCCCTCAGGGGAAGCCAGGGGGCTTGTGGTTCACTTTACAGCTGGGCGCAATGAGAATGGTGCAGCTGATGGGATCAATGGAGTAAAGGGTCTGGCTGCGCGTGGACTGGGCTGTATGTTTATGGATTATGATGGAGTCATCTATAAATCCAAAGATCAGAAGCTCAATCAAGTTGCCTATCATGCTGGGTCTTCTCAGTGGAAGGGTAAAAAGGGAGTTTCTCTTTACTGTATGGGGATGGAGATTTGCTGCCCTGGTAAGGTCAATGAAAATGGTCAGTCCTGGTTTGGAAAGGCCTATCCTCTTCAAGACACAAGGTTGATCGAAGAGAAGACAGACAACATTAAAAAAGGCCGTTATGTGAAGTTCTCGGAGGCCCAGGAGCATAGCCTTGTAAACTTCATATTGTGGCAAATGGATGTAAACCCAGAGTTTTCCCTTGATTGGGTAGTTGGCCATGACGAGATTGCACCTTCCAGGAAGTCAGATCCAGGAGGTTCTTTGAGCGTCTCAATGCCAAGGTTCCGATCATATTTGAAATCATTACTCTAAAAAGTCCAAGGATGGGCCTTTTTTGGCCCACGGACGGGCCATTATTGCAATAATATGCAGTTAAATGTAAATAAGACGCTAGTTAAATAACTGTTGAGGGGTTGATGGTGCCAAATTCAAACCGAGATATTTATAGTAGGGTGGAGGCAGAAGCCAAAATATTCACTAATTACTTGAGAGGTGTTTCTTTTTATCTTGGGGCAAAACCTGAAAAGCTTCCAGAATCCTATCGCGGAGCTTTGATTCAGCAATTGACAGAAAACTCTCATCGGCAGTTAAAACAAAAAGGGCGACAGCTTGCCTTAGTGGAGTAGATCCCTCATAAGCAGCCACCAGTGGCCTATTCTTTAACACCTCGGACTGAAGCTGATTGATTTGAGCCTGGAAGGGCTTGGACAAGTCAAGGCCCAAGTCTTCCTGCACTCCGTTCAAGATATCCATTAAACGTCTATAATCATTCTGAATTTGCTTTAAATCAGGCCCATTTTCTTCAGACTGTTGCTTGGATCCGATTGTAAAATATTCCAGCTCCCTATGTAGAATTTTTGCTATTTCTTTAAGCTTTGATGGCCTGGGCTGGACTTTCTCGCTTTCCCACCTAGACACGGTTCCTGGCTCAATGCCAAGCTTTTCTGCAAACTGAGCTTGCGTCAATCCGTTCTCAATTCTTGCCTTCTTTATTTGTCTTCCAATATTCATCTGCTTCCTCAAGCCTACTTATGCCTTATTGAAAGTTACCTGAAAATGGCTAAATAATGCACTATATTGCTTGCAATTTGATTTGACTCAGCACCAGAGTGCAATAGTATGCAACAAGACACAATAAGATGCATTGCTTACGCAATAAAAGGCAATATTAAGCAATTTTGTCTTTAGAGCACCACCGTGTTTTTAAAAAACCTAAACAGAAAGGCTTTCGTGATGGGCGAAAAAAAGCTTTTAAACAAATCCGAGATGCGGAACTATGCGTCTCAAACAACGAATAATGAGTACCATGCAGACAAGACAAAGATCTCCAAGTCTGGTCTGGATAAGATAGACAAGTCTCCAGAGCATTTCCTTTATGCTCAGAACAATCCAAAAGATCCTACACCAGCCATGATCTTTGGAACTGCAGTTCACACTGCTATTCTGGAGCCAGACAAGTTTGATTCTGAGATCCTGACTCTTCCTCCAGATTGCAAGGGAAGGTCAAAGGCCGCTATTGAGGCTAAAGAGATTTTCATGATTGAGAACGCTGGCAAGACCATTCTTGATCTTGAGAAGAGAAACCAAGTTAAAGAGATCAGAGACAAGGTCTACTCAGTTCCAGCTGCTAAAAAGTACCTAAGTGAAGGCCATGCAGAGCTTTCTTATTACTGGCAAGATCCAGACTATAAGGTTGATTGTAAGTGTAGACCAGACATGATCCGTGAAGGCCATGTTCTAGTGGACATCAAGACCACAGAAGATGCTTCTCTGAGGTCATTTCAAAAGTCTATTGCCAACTTTCGCTATCATGTTCAGGCAGCTTTCTATACTGACGGAGTCTCTCAAGTAACAGGGCAGAAGTTTGACAAGTTTGTCTTTATTGCTGTTGAGAAAACTCCACCCTATGGCGTGGCGATCTATGCAATTGATGATGCCTCAATGGATGCTGGCCGCTTTGAGTACAAGAGAAATCTAGAAACCTATTTGAAATGCAAAACAAAAAACAGCTGGCCTGGATATTCAGACAAGCTTCAACCAATAAATTTACCTAGCTGGGCATGGCCAGTTGAGGGAGGTGAGTAATGGGAGCACTGAAGACAAAGACAGTTTGGATATCTGGATATGCCTCTGGGAATATTTGGTACGTCTGTGGAAGAGGAGATACCAAAGAAGAGGCAATTGCTGACATGAACAGACTAATAAACCTGATGGCGATAAGAGATCAGATGAGCGTCTATGCCTCAACCATTACAAAGACTGGGCAGCCAGACTGGATGCCTAACCTTGAGGAAATTGAGAAAAGCCATGAGTTTCATAAAAAATTCTATTCAGAGTTCAACAGATACATTTGCAGACAGGAAGAAATTGAGGAGGAAGTATGAGCAACTTAACAACACAAGAAAATAAGCAAATGGAGAAGATCGAAAAGCTGCTAGTCAGTGGTGATCTGTCAGGCCTTTCCCAAGAGGAGAGGCTTGTACACTACAAAAAGGTTTGTGAGAGTCTTGATCTTAACTATCTGACTCAGCCTTTTGATTACATCAAGCTTAATGGAAAGCTTCAGCTCTACCCAAAAAAGGGAGCCACCGATCAGCTGAGAAAGATCAATAAAATATCTGTCGAGATTCTTAAGCAGGAGAAGGTTGGAGATTTGTTCATGGTAACTGCCAGAGCTACAACTCCTGATGGAAGAGCTGATGAAGATACTGGAGCTGTCTCAGTTCAGAATCTTAGAGGGGATGCTCTAGTCAATGCGACTCTCAAGGCAATCACTAAAGCAAAGCGCAGAGTGACTCTTTCAATCTGTGGCCTAGGTCTTACTGATGAGTCAGAGGTTGAGACTATTCCAAGCTGGCAGGGCCAGAGGAAGGTTGATGAGATTACTCAGGCAGTTGAGGGAGCTGTTGAGGAGGTTGAGTTGGAGCCTGAGGTTGATTCTGAGCCTGACTTTGAAGAGGAGCACCACCACCAGGAGGAGGAGCCAAAGCAAGAAAGCCTTGGTGATTATATCATCCCAGTGGGCAAGAAATATAAGGGCATGAGGTTGGCTGATGTTGAGGTTGGAACCCTTCAGAGCTTTGTTGACTGGATGATCGACAAGATCCCAGAGGAGCGTCAAAACGACTCAACAAAAGAATTCATCATGATGGCCAACACTTACATCACTGAAAAACAGGAGTTTGCGTCATGATTGAAGGGTTTAAGAAATGCTCCAACTGCTTTGAATACAAAGAGCTGAAATGGTTCTACAAAAAGCTGAATGGATATCAGTCAAGATGCAAGAGCTGCAATGCAGAGGTGTGCCGAGGCTACAATCAGAGAGCCAGGCAAAGAATGAAAGAAAAGCTCAACTTGGAGGTGATGCTATGAGTGAGTGCAGGACATATTGGTATGATGACGACACTAGGATTGATGTGACTTTTGAGATTGAAAAAGACGAGTGCTCGACTCCCAGAGGGGTTGAGCATTTGGAGATGCTACGAATCAAGGAATTCACAGTCACAAGCTTTCACTATGACATGGATGTAGACATCACAGAAGCTTTAAAGAAAGCAAGGATGCTGAGATATTTTAGAGTCTGGGCAGAGGAGAAGTTCCAAAGGGAAGGCGAAGCAGCATGATCGACTTACTGGCTGAGTTTTATTTTGGGCTGATCGCACCAGCATTGTTTATCTTTTTTATTTGTAGAGAAATATACATTGGAAAGGAGTTCTAGAATGGGAGCTGCAGAAAGCACTGAGGACATCATGACAGTAAGGGAGGCCAGCGATTATCTCAGAATCTCCATTAGGAAGATGAGAAGCTTAATCTCTGAAGATGAGATCCCTTATGCCAGAATAGGAAGGCTCATCAGGCTCAAGAAGTCAGAGCTGGATAAGTGGTTCAAAAGGCACACGGTGAAATAATGTCCACACTTAAGAGCGTAGAGAATCAGCCAGATCTGTTTTATGATCCAAGCAATGGGATAATCCATTGCAGAACTTTTGTGAACGGCAGGAAGATTACCAGGAGCACAAAGGTCAGAATGTTCACTGATGAGGGAGTTGACCAGGGAGCTATTAGGAAGGCCAGAGCAGAGGCCAGGAAGATTCAAAAGAAGTTGATTCTAGGAGATCCAAAACAAAGAGGCAGGAAGCTTTTTGAGGACTTGTGGCATGAGTGGGTAGACCAAAAGAAATCCCAGTGGTCTGATCGTTACTACAGAGATATTGAAGACGTAGGCAGACTCTACTTTCTTCCAGCCTTTGGGCATAAGCTCCCAGGTGAAGTCACTGAGGAGGTCTTTGATCGCTGGGTGAAAAGAATCAGGGAAGAAAAGAACAATCCAAAAATGAGGCTAAAAAAGCACAAAGCCTATTTGACCTTGTTTCTCAATTACCTTCACAGGCTGAAGCTAATTCCCAACGCTCCAAAGTTTGATAATCCAGACAGAGTTCCTGGTCATAGAAAGACTTACACTAAGGATGAGATCCAGGCCTTGTTAAAAAATGCCTCTATGGATTTAAGGCTGCAGATCAAGATTGGCTACAGGATGGGCATGAGAAAAGGTGAGATCCTGAATCTTCGCTGGAATCGGATTGACTGGGAGGAGTCAGTCATAAGACTTCAAGCCCAGGATACCAAGACCAAAAAGCCCAGAATCATTCCAATCCCAAAGGACATCTTGAAAGAGCTTGAGAGCCGCGTGGAGGCGTCTTCCCCTTTGTGGGTATTTCCAAGCATAAAAGACAAGAGAAAGCCTCAGACGACAAATGAGACAGCCTGGGCAGCTTGTAAGAGGAGAGCTGGAGTGCAGGGCAGGTTCCATGAGCTGAGGCACACTTGTGCAACTCAAATGGCGCACTCAAACATCTCACCAGGGATTGCTTGCAGAATTTTAGGGATGAGCCTGGAAGTTTATGACAAGGTCTACTGCCAGCCATCAGAAACCCAAATCAAGAAAGCCTATGAGAAAATGAATTGGGGTGCATGGTGATGCATTTAGTAAGTGGTCGGATTTTGGTCGGATTTGGTATTTCAGTGGGTCTTCAAGAGGGGAAGATCTTTGGTTTTACCTTACTTCGGATCAGAGGGTTGGGGGTTCGAGTCCTCCCCGGCGCGCCATCTAAATACCTTGAAATCACTAAAGAAATAGAACCAAAAACAAAATCATGCAATCTTCACAATTGTGCATCATCATGCAATATCGTGCTATCAAATGCGCCTAGTGGTGGTCGGATTTTGGTCGGAAATCATCTAAGAGAACAATCTAAAAATTCAAAGAGTAAGCATCAGGGGGATATGTATGGCGAAGCGGAGACGCGGCTACTTCAAGCACTTTAATGATGCCTATTCAGGTGCATCAATATCAGAAGCAATGGCCGATAGAGAGTATTTTTGTGTGCATCTTTTTTGGGCAATCGTAGGTAGAGCTAATCAAAAAGGTAGCGGAGAATTCACGGAAAAGCTGTCCTATTTTACCAGGCTTTTGCGCATAACTCGGCCAAAACTTGAGCGAGAGTTGAGCAAGGTTTGCTCATACTTTGATGATCTTGTGGTCACAATATGCGGAAAAGATGCCTCAATATTTTTAGCTAACTATGCGGAATATCAGGATTTGAGGTCCACCAATAATCCACGAAAGTGCCACGATCCGAACCCCATTAAAGATAAAAGATTAAAGATTAAAGATCCAGATGGAAAAAGTGCGCTGGCTGATGGGGCTTCTCGGATTGAGCTTGAGGAATTAAGATTCTCTGCGTCAGAAGATTTGAAATGGCTTGCCAATGAGCTTCGGACCTTGTTCGATGGCAAGCCTCTGCCCATGCAGGTGAAATCACGAGTCGGAGAGATTTACCTCAGCGCAGACAAGTCCAGAGACACCATCACGAAGGTTCTGGATGATCTTTTCCAAAATCCCAAGGTGAGCGGAGAGGAAGAGGTTGAGGGTGTCAGAGATGCCTACGTCACCAGTGCGATACTGGCCAGCTTTGGTCTTCAAAGGCGGTCATCATGAGCAAGGTGCAGGATCTCGAAAAGTTTGAAAGCAGCTTAGAGTGCTTTCTTGATTTGGCTTCTCACTTGTTCCTTGAGGATGAGATTTTCAGGGAAGTGCTAATCAGCTCAGGCATTGGGCTTGAGAGAATGAATCCTCCGAGTGGTGGAAAATTCTCAGGTCTTAGGGTGCTCAAGAAATACCTTGGCCTGAAAGAGACTTACAGCCAGCAAGAGGCCCAGAGGAAGATTGAGGCTGATGCTGCCAAGCTCAGAGTCAAAGTCTCAGACTACGGATTCTTCCCAAGTAACCCGAAAAAAGTCGCAAAGATTTACAACAGGTTAAAGTCTCGTCATGTCTATGAAGACCTTGGAAAAAACCTATATGAATTCCCAGAACAGGGAGAGCACTTCCTCAATGAGTTCCAATTTGAAAATGCCAGAAGTGTAAATGATGAAGACCTAGCAAGCTTTGTTGATCGAGAACTGGCAGAGCATTTTGTCTCTAGCATAGAGGGAGACGTTAGGCTCATCATCCCAGGGTTTAAAAACACCAGTGAAATGATCGGTGGATTCAATGAGCAAAGAATTGGAATCATCACAGGGCAGACAGGTTATGGAAAAACAAACCTAAGCCTTAACCTTGCCTGGGCAGCTCTCGATGCTTTCCCTGTTGGGTATATCAACATGGAGATGAGCTTTAGAGACATCACCAGGAGATTTGCTGGGATTATTAGAGGAGTTTCTCCAAGGAAGTATTTTGATTACAAGTCATTCCAGGATTCCAGATTCCCTTTCATGCCAGAAGATGTGGTCAACAAGATCAAAGCAAAACCAAATAAGCTTTTTGTAACTGATGGCCACAGCTTGTCAGTTCAGGAGGTCTGCAGTTGGATAAAGCTCAAGAGTATCAAGGAAGGCTGCAAGCTGTTCTTTGTGGACTATGACCAAAAGCTTAATCTCAATGTGAGTGGAAATAGTCCTGAATGGAAAGAGCTGCAGACTGCAATGGAAGTCTTTGAAGATGTAGCCAAAGAACGCAATGTTCATATCGTCATCATGGCCCAGAAGAATGATGAGGGGAAAATCTCTGGCTCGAAGCGTTCAGCTTACCCAGCACACTATCACCTAGATTTTAGAGATGATGAGGAGCATGGAGCAATCTTGGCTGTTGCTACTAAGAACAGGCATGGAGCCCAGTCAGTAGCAGTCACTATGGATTACAACAAAGAGCTTTCTCAAATCACTGAGAATGAATTCATTAATCAACAGCAATTTAAACCAAAACGAAAACAAAGACCTAGAGCACCAGGAGCTTTAGGCTAGGGGGCAGCAAATGAGGCCAAAGAAATACGGCAAAGGCAAAGTCAACCAGCTAGGCATGAACAAAACTGAAGAGAAGTATGCTCTAGTGCTCGAAAACCTAAAGCATCAAGGGTATCTAGTCTGGTACTCGTTCGAGCCAGTCAACCTCAGGCTAGCTCCCAAAACTTACTACAGGCCTGACTTCATGGTGATGAAAGCTGATGGGGAAATAGAAATCCATGAGGTCAAAGGCTTTTGGCAAGATGATGCCAAAGTCAAAATCAAAGTAGCTTCAGAAAAGTTCCCTTTCAGGTTCTTTGCTGTTCAATACAAAAACAATGGTTGGAAATATACGGAATATTAACAAAGGGGAAAAAATGAGATCCAAAATAGAAATGCAACAAGTCCTTATCAACTTTGACAAGCAGATCACAGACATGGTGGGGGCCAAGTTAGACTTGCGAGAATGGCTTCTCCAGCGCGTTGAGGATAAAATACAGCAAAAGATACTCCAAGCCTTTGACGGAGTCTTCACGGGGCTCTCAGTGCGTGAGCTGGAAATGGCCAAAGAACTACTCAAAGACAAGAAAGCCTGGACAATCGCTGTAAAACCAGAACCTGCCAAAAAGAAAACTAAGTCTAACAAGCGGCCTGTGCAGTCAAAGAGGAAGTCAAATAAAACTACAAAGCCAACTAAAGGTAATCTAACAGGAGGGAAGGAAGCTGATGCCTGATAGAAATGGAAATAGCCCAGGAAAAAAGAAGTGGACTCTCAATGAGAGAACCCAACTAGCCTTAAGAAGATTCGAGGCAGCTGGATTCTGCCCAGTGCAAGAGGCAATGGAAGTCTACAAAACAGCAAAGAAATCATTTGAGAATGGTGATGGGATTCACCACAACGCTGATGGAACTGTTGATAACAACCACCAGTATCTCAAGCTCATGGCAGACATCTGCAAAAGCATGATGCCTTATGCCTTTCCAAAGCTGAAGCAAATTGAACTCACAGGGGATGATGACAAGCCAATCAGAGTTGCTGTCACAAGAGATGAGGTTTTGAACGCATTGAAGAAAGATCCATTCATGAAAGTAGTAGGAGGGGAATCTGATGGGGATGAAAGTAGAGTGCTCGATATGCCAAAAGATAATGACACTGAGTAGCCATTCTGCCTGTAGAGCTTGCAGAACAAACCAGTGCAGAACTTGTGGGAAAAATTTCTCTGTTACCAGACGCACGAAGAATCACCTTGAGTGCTCTCTTTGCACGAAGCTGCATGATAAGGATGCGTCAACTAGAAAAAACAGGTTTACCTTTTCTGCTCCCAGTAGAACAAAAGAAGCAGCTGCAATAATTCGCTCTTAATGTGGTTGTCTCTCTGGGCTGCCTCCAAAGAAGATCCCATCAATCTTCAAGGTAGTTCAGAGAGTTTTTCGATGGGGGAAAACAATGTCCGGATGGGTTCACAAACCAAGGCAAAAGCCAGATAGATACATCACAACTCCAGACAAATGCCTGGGCCATGATAATTATTATGATAGAAAGCGTGAAGTGCTGCATGGGACGCTTCACCTCTACAGATGCAGATTCTGTGGCTATCCTTATGAACTTTTTGAGAAGGAGACTGGCCTGTTGGTGGAGGTGAGTAATTGAAAAGGTCTAACATCTTTGAAGAGACAATTGCAGACGCTGTGGAAGAGATACTGAAAAGCAAGGCTGTGATGAGAGTTCATGTCACAACTTCATATAGTATGCCAGATGACTGCGCCATTATGTGGGTGGCTCCAAGGAATTATGCAAAGATCATGAACATATTGAATGAGGTTGAAGATGCCAGAGAAAAAAGAAACAAGCCCTAATGTGACTGATGTTGCCAAGCAAATAGCCAGAGATGAGGACATGGATCACATAGAAGTCAAAAAGGTTCTGCGCTGTTTGGTTCATCTGTATTGGCAAGATGATGACTTCAGGATCGCTTTTTTTAATTACCAGGAATATGTCAGGCAAAAGCTAGGAGTGAGCATAGGATGACAAATCAAAGACTAGAAAAACTTTATGAGGGTAAGGCCTTAGAGGAAGCCAAGAGAGTGCGCAACAGGATTAAGGCTGGAAAGATGCCAAGCTCTACCAGGGAGAAGCGCAAAGTAGGAGTCAAGCGCAAGTCTGATGGCAAGCTTGTGGGCGTAAATGTTGAAATCTGGTATGATACCGTCAGGATATTTGCAGATGCTGCAAGTTAAAGAGAAGTATCAACACTGGCTTCCTCAAACCCTTGGTGTGGCTGCAATAACAATCTATCCCTATATTCTTTACTCATGGGGATCAGCTCCAACATGGCTGCAAGTTCATGAGTGGACTCATATCAATCAAGTCAGAAGGGTAGGCTTTGTCAGGTTCTATCTCTCCTATGTGCTTTACTACTTAGCTGGGAGAGTTGAGGGCAAGCCAGGCTGGATGGCCTATGAAGATATACCCTATGAGATTGAAGCCAGAATCTCTGAAGGTGTTTGGAGATCGAATGGGGATAGATAGAAGTCCAAAGGGTGGGCTCTGCCAGCCTAGAGATTATGGAATAGAATGCGGAGATGAGCTTTGCTGGACTGGCCATGAGATTTACCTAAAGGGCAAAAATACAATGTCAGTTGATTATGCCAAGCACTTCTCAAGAGGCTTCGGGCTTGTGAGATCACCAGATCCTCATTTTACCGATAACGGTTTTGGTGCTTACTACAAAAATCCCTGGGATGGAGTCATCTCAAGAGATCAATCATGTGGCTTTCTTGCTGGCATTACTGCTCTAGGGGATTGGAGGGCAGCTCTCAAATATGTTATTCATCATGCAGCTTGGCTGTGGCTTTTTACATACAACACCAGAGACAACGGTAAAGATCCTGGCAGCACTCCCTGGAAGCGTCCAGACTTCACAGGACCTAATATCTGGGCTTTAGAGATCAGAGCCTTGGGGTGGGTAGGCTTGCCGCTCTATCCTCTTCTGTGGCTGTTTGATGCTCATGATTTTTTCAATGCAATTCTTTATAGGTTCAAAAGAAAAATAGATCCCATCAACTTTACAATCAGGATGATAGTGGCAAAAGAGGTCAAGCCAACTCTATTCTCTCTTCTGACATTCCATTGGGTAGCAAACAAGGCAAAGCTGGTTGAGGAGCTAAAGTATTACTGGTGTGGCTGGAGAGGTCACTGCAGCATGGTAGAGCTTTATGAAAAGAAGTTGTTCAGTTCAAAGCGAAGGAATGGTGCGAAGTGATTGTAAACCAGATTGTAAACCTGAGTCGGTTTTAATTGTAAAACAGATCATGAAGCGTATTGGAGTGTGTAATGAATAGTATCGGTCAAGTGATGATAATAATAGGTATAGGTTTTGTGGTGTTTCCATACTTTAGAAGCCATTTAGAAAAAGAAATCCGCAATGAATTTAAAAACAACTTTAAAGCTGGCTCAAAGGTTATTGATGTGCGCAAGGCAAGCAGCATTGAGGTTGTAAACATGGGTCACAGAGTTGAGATAAGATGGGTTAATGATTTGGAGACTAAAGAAGAAAGAGAAAAGAAGCTCAAGAAATTATATAAAGATACACCGAAAGGTGTTCTTGCTCCAGAGATTCCAGAACATATGTGGCTACCTTGGGAGCATTATTCTGAAACGATAACGGTCTGGTCAGACAAGGGAAAGCGTGATGAATAAAACCATGCAAGCGAAGTGTGAAACCCTAACCGAGATGCTGGGGGATTGAGTGAGCAAATGCGATAAATGTGGCCAAGGTGTAGATATGTGGACTGCCTACTATTGGTTTTCAAAATACAAAAAATGGCTTTGCTTTAAATGTATTTATGAGAGGAGCGAGCGGTGAGTGAGTATAAAGAGTTTTGGATAGCCAAAGGCACAAGTAACTTTGCAGATGAGCTAGGCTACGACTGTGAAACTGGAGAGGATCGTAAGCATACCTGCGAGTTTTATGATCTGATATCTGAATCCGACACTATTAAAAACGGCACCCACGTTATCGAACACCAGGCAGTGCTAGACAAAGACAAACAGATTGCAAAACTAAAATCCCTGCTTTCTTCTCACGTAACCCTATCAAGGCTTAACGATAAAGACAGGGCAGAAGTTCTTTCTATTTTGCAGAATGATTAAGCTACTAAGTAGAATCATTGCTCAGTCTTATGCTCTGGTAAATCCACCAGCGAGCTTTCATCAACCAAGTTCTCATAAAAAAAATTCTGCATGATCTGAATTATATCAGTTGCATTCAAAGCATCATCAGAGTGGATCTCTATTTCAAACCCTTTACAGCCAGGCTTTATGGTCATCTCTACAGTGTAGCCAGGCTCATCTGAAAACCTTAGAGACGCTTCTTTGGGCTGCCTTTGGGCTTCCATTGGATTACCTTTCTGGATTTTATTGCAACCTTAGGAATCTGGATTCTTCCATTGGCTGAGTCATTGGCCTGATCTATTGAGTGGGCAATCATTATAAAGTCTTCCGATTCTTTGACGAGAAAGCCAAGAGTGATGCAGCTCTCATGCTCTATTTCAGAATCCTTTATCTTCTCCCAGCCATGATCTGAGGCTGAGTCTATCCATTCAACCAGTAAAGCCTTCATGCCTTAAACCTCTTGCCACCAAAGACGCAAGTATAGTCATCAAGGATCTGAGTTGGGTTTGTGTAGAAGTATTTTGTCTTTGGATCGACATAGACAATATCAAAACCAAGCTGCCATTGATGATGTGACTTTACATAGCCATAGATTTTAGGAAAAATCCGATGCCCACCAAGATAGCCTGGTGAATAAACAATATGATCAGAACCATCCATTCCGACAATGTGTGAGAACTCTCTTGTGTGTTTGTGGCCATAGACGAGGCTACAGAGTGCCTTTCTTGCTGTTGCCTGAGGAGATGCCATAGAAAACGGTTCGTGTCTCGCATAGAGCTTGCTCCCTAGTATCTGATACTTTTGTGAAGGGCCATAAGGAACCCAGGTCCACCGAGGCCTTTGATGTAGGTTGAACAATGTTAGACAGTCCACCAGGCCATAGAGTGCTGGAGCCTGGTCTTGCAAGTATCTTTCTAGACGGAACTCATGGTTCCCTTGAATGTAGACCTTCCTTGCATCAGGGAAAACCTCATCAATCTCAGTCAGTGCCTCATTCACAGAAACCAACTCTTTATCAAGCATTGATGGGAGGGTGGGATCTTTCTTGTGACTAGAGACAGAAAAGAAGTCTGCGTAGTCGCCTAGGATGCACACCTCAGAAATTTTCTGGGTGGACGCAACCTCAAGCATCAAGTTGTAGGCCTTTCGATCTACCCAAGGGAAATGACAATCAGGAATGATGAGGCTTGCCTTAAGGTTGCTCATGAATTGATTAAAGCGAGCAATGAAAGACTTTGACAGGATGCCCAGACCTAAAGTTCAACTATAGGTCAACTTTAAGCGGAAGATGCAGCATAGTCATAGACCAGATGTTAGCTACAGAAGATGAAATCCTGACATATTACACTGAAGTCATCGAGAGGCTTCATGAGAGTTGGACTCCACATGAGGGCCAGCTCCCTATAGGGCAAGCTCTCTTTGGTGATGAGATCCGTGAGATCTTTCTAGAGTGCGGCAGAAACTTTGGAAAAACTGAGTTCATTGATTATGCTGTATGGAGAAATGCTCAGACAAGGCCTGGCTCTACCAACTACATTTTCTACCCATTACTGAAGCAAGCCAAAGAGGTGATCTGGAAGTCAAAGAGAGTGCTGGAGTTTGGGCCATCAGATTGGATTGCTGGCACCAATGACACTGAGCTTAGGATCACATTAAAGAATGGCTCTTTCATCAAGCTAGACGGATCTGACAACACTGAGAGCTATAGAGGAGTGAAGATCAAGAATGGCTCCCTGGTGGTCATGGATGAGTTCAAGGATTTTAAGCCAGAGTTCTATGAAGCCATTGAGCCCAACTTTATTGATGCCTATGTGCTGATAGCAGGAACACCTCCAGAAAGGGATGACTGCCAGTTTATAGAGGTGGCTGATGAATTCCAAAAGAACCCAAAGAAAAGACATTTCAACAGGAGCTGCTTCGATAATCCCCACATCTCAAGAGACTTTCTCTACTCAAAAAGAGATGAGCTTTACTTAAAAGGTGATGGGGAAATATGGGAGCGTGAATATTTAGCCAAAAGAGTCCAAGGTGGAAAGAGGAGTATATTCCCAATGATATCGAGCTTTGAAACTACAAACCACAGAAACCTTATCAGGGAAATTGCTAGAGATAAATCAAGCCTGGAATGGTACATCATAGCAGATCCAGGGAGTGCAACTTGCTTTGCACAGATGTTTGTGGCCATAAATCCCTACACAAAAATGATCTACATTCTTGATGAGATTTATGAGACTGATGCAAATGAAACCTCTGTAGGCAAGATAGGAAGACGCATGATTGAAAAGAGGAATGAATTCTATGAGCACAAAGAGGCTTGGGATCTTGGCCATGATGAGGCAGCGAAGTGGTATGAGAATGAGTTGTTCGATCAGTTCAAGATAGATTCCCAGGGCGTTAAAAAGAAAGAGGCAGACAAAGAGACTGGCCTTTCACTCATCAAAGACATATTTATCGAGGGAAAAATCAAGATATCAGACAGATGCACAAACCTGCTTAGTGAGATGAGAAACTATGTGAAGGATCGCAATGGCAGGATTCCAAAAGAAAATGATCATTTAATAGACTGCTTCAGATATTTGTTGATCTTCTCTGGCTACAACTTAAACAAAACGGAGCAGCCAGTCCCAGAAAAGGACAGAGAGGACTTTAGAGCAGAGCCTCTAGAGTTTAATGGTGACGATCCTTACAGAGAGCTTACAGACGACTATTAGCCCTCAAAAGGCTCATCATGCAGCTCCATAAGTCTTGCAATCTCTTTTCTCATTACAATCCTCATGCACTCTGCAGAGCTAACCTTGTGACGCTCTTTCAGAAGAGAATAGGCTCTCTTCACTTCGGGCTCTACCCATAAAGTTAAAGGCTCAGTCAGGTTCTTTTGACGCACTCTCGGAATCTCTTTGGTGTCTTCTATTACTTGACTCATAGACTAACTAAAGAAGCTGCCAAAGCAAAGGTCAACTCCAAAGTGAAATATAGTTCAGCTTTAGTTTACCTTTAGTTGGTTTTAGCCGTAGCGTCTGCTCATGGGAATAATCGACATCATAACAATATCTATGGCAGCGACTTGTCTTTTTGTTTCACTCTTGACAGCTGGCTTATGCGCTTTCTGTTTGATCGAATACAAGTCATTCAAAAAATCAACTCATTCCATTCAATATGTGCCTGTGGAGCCTGGTGATTCAGGACTCTCTGAAAAACAGATGAATGATTTTGACTCCAATCCTTATGAGGAAGAATTATGAACACATTCGATGATCTAGAAGGCCAGGAAGTTCACAAAAACAGGAAGCCATTTTTTGCAATCAATCACGGCAATGACGTTGAACTTCTGACATGGCTAAAGGCAGAGGTTGAGCACATTCAGCAAGAAAATGAAGCAAGACATCGGAAAATGAAGGCCAATTTTGCCAGATATAAAGGGATTCAGTATCAATTCCAAGATGCCAGAAGCACGAATAGAGACAGGCAAGACGACAACTCAAAATTTGCTCCTAAAATTGTAATCAACAATTTATTTGATGTTACTGAGCAAAGAGTCTCAAGACTTGTTAAATACAAGCCAGCTGTGGCCATTGTTCCTACTAATGACGAGTATCAGGACAAGATCAGCTCAAAGATTGCAAAAAGATTCTTAGACCATGTGCAGACTGAGCAAAAATTTGACCACAAGACGCACCAGACTGTCAGATATTCTGTTGTGGGTGGAGAAGCCTTTCTTGTTATCGAATGGGATAAAGAGGCTGGGCCTGTTCATCCAGACTTTGACAAAGAAGCTCAGATCCCTTTGACGAATGCTGAGGGAGAAGTCCAGAGGCATGATGACGGCTCAGTCATTATGATTGACCAGACTATTCATGTTGGGGATGTCCGATATAGAACCTATCTGCCAATTGATGTGCTTCTAGAGGAGAGACGAAAATATGAAGATGTGAATTATGGGTTCCTTATTGACCAGGAGTACACTGAGGAGCTGAAAAGACGCTATCCAAAAGCAGCCAATGAGATCCAAGATGATTCAACAGGAACATATTATGATTACTCTAAATTTGAGGAGAGAGATCTAGAAAACTCATCAATTGTCTACAGATTCTTCCACAAAAAGACAAAATTTGTTCCAGAGGGCTTTTGCATATACTTTACCAAAGACACGATCCTCAAGAAAACCAAGCTGCCATACGATCATGGAGAGCTGCCTTGGGAAAGACTGGTAGACATTGAGAATCCTGATGAGCTACATGGAGAGAGCTTCTATAACAACATCAAGGGCATTGCGAATCAGTACAATCATTTGACCAATATGATTATCAGAAACCAGGCTCTAGTTTCTCATCCAAAATGGTTTGTGCCTAGAGGCTCTGTTGATGTGAAGCAGCTGAATAACGATGTAGGCATTGTCACATACAAAGGAACAGCACCTCCAAAGCTTGCCCAGGCAAACCCAACTCCAAATGAGGTCTTTGCCTTCAGAAAAGAATTAAAGGATGAAATCTACCAGGGCTCAGGCCTGAGTGGTGTCTCTAGAGGAGAACCACCAGCTGGGATCAAGGCAGGTGTTGCGCTTCAATTTCTTCATGAGCAAGAGAATGAAAGACAGAATGCGAACATAGCGAGATTCAATGATTATGTGGTGAGAGTTGCTAGAAAGACTCTCAAAGTGCTGGGCCAATACTACAGAAAAGAAGATCAAAGAACTTTAATGGTGTTAGGTCAGAATCAGCACTGGACTGCAAAGAATTACGATCCAAGTCACTTGGCCAAGGAATTCTCTATCAAGATCCTGAACTCATCTGCCCTCCCACAAAGTAGAGCTGCAAGATCGCAAGTCCTTATGGATTACTATGAGATCTTCCCAGATATATTCCCAAAGGAACAGATAACAGAGATGCTTGATCTAGGTCAGAGTGACAAGTTCTTAACCGAGGCAGCAAGTGCAATAAGAGCAGCTGAGATGGAAAATGAGATGATTCTCAATGGGGAATCAGTGCCAGAGCCTGAGGCTTATGAGTTTCTGATCCTTCACTGGAAAACTCACGTTAAGGCCATTCAAGATCCTTCATTTAAGTCTGGTGCTCCAAAAGAGGTTCAGGATGCTTTAAAGAATCACATTCTAGCAACTGAAATGCTCATGATGAAAAAAGCTGCAATCAATCCGGTATTTGAGGAAGAGGTTGGAATGCTTATCCAGTTCCCTTTGTTCTATGAGCTTAGGCCTAGGACTCCACAGGGAGGCCCAGGAGCTGCGCCGCCACCGATGCCACCAGAGGCAGGGCCTTTGCCTCCAATGGCTCCAGAGGGGATTCAGGACGCTGATTCAATGCCACCAGGAGCAATTGAGCCTTCTGGTGTTCCTCAAGCAAGACCACCACAACAATCACTTGAGCCAACAGGTGCAGAATAAAAGGAGATAGAATGTCAGAGGGAGCTACTACGCAAACAACTACAGAAACCAATGTTAATTCAGCACCAGCACCAGAGGTCACTTCAGAGGCAGAGGTTTCTGCACCAGGAGAGCTGAAGGTTGCGCCAGGGGATGATGCTGTCACCTTCGATGACCTTTATGAGATGGAAGGTGGAAAGATTGAAGGCCCAAAGGAATTTGCAAAGCAAGCCAAGGCTAAAAAGGCCCAGGAAAAGAAAGAGGAGAAAACCTCAGTTCCTGTAGAGGCTGGCAAAGATGACACTGGAGAAAAAGAAGACTCAAAAGAAGCTGAAGAGTCAGAAGAGAGCCAAGAGGATAAAGTTGCAGCCAAAGAAGAAAAGAAAGTAGACACAAAGCCAAAGGAAAAGGCTATCAAAGCCAAGGCTGGTGATGCTGAGATTGAACTTGATCCAGAAACTCTTGTCCCAGTGAAAATCAATGGAGAAGAATCAGAAGTCTCATTGAGTGAGCTTAGGAACAACTACTCAGGAAAAGTTGTTTATGAAAAGAAATTCAGTGAGCTAGAGGGGAGCAGACGCACTTTTGAAAAAGAAAGAGAATCTCTCACGACATCTGTAAGATCAATTTTTGATAAAGCTCAGAGTGATCCAGAGCAAGCATTTTTTGAAATGGCAGAGCAGTTTGGATATGATCCGGTCCAGTTAAGAAAAGATTTTTACGACTCAATGCGGCCTTCAATTGAAAAGTGGTCATCAATGTCAGAGGATGAAAAGCAAGCGGCAGATCTGAAAGCTCGGAATGAGTATTTAGAAAAGCAGCTTGAGTCTGTTCAGACAAAGACCGAGACAGAGAACTCCCAAAGGGAACTCGACAATAGGGTTAAAAGTCTGCAGGAAGCTCATCAAATTACTGACGACGAATTTAAAGGAACATTTTCTAAGCTTGAGGAGCTGCAAAGCGCAGGAACTCTGAAAGTAGAAAACATCACTCCTGAGTTTGTTGCAGAAGTCATTGTAAAAGAGAAACTTGTAAACGGCATGACTAGCCTATTTGATGAGCTTGCTCCAAAGGTAGATACTACCACCAGGGAACAACAAGCCATTGAATTCATAGACAAAGCCTCAAGACTCGGCATGACTCCTGAGCAGACAAGCAAGGCTTTTGAAGACTATGTCAGAGAAGCCTACCAGGTGAAGCGTTCCAAAGTTCTAAGCCAGAAAGTTCAAGACATGGAAGATAAAGAGGAGTTGGACAAGTCTCCAAGTTCTCGCACTGCTCGAAGCCCGATAAATGAGCCAGTGTTTTTTGATGATATTTGAACTGAGTCTAGAGGTCTGCGGGGATCTGGACTGGTTTGGCTAAACTAGGAGATAGCTCATGGCTACTTTTAATTTAACAGATCAGTCGAATCTGTTTAAAACCAAATTTGGCAAGCTTTCAGAGAACACTTACAACAGTGCGAATGTGATGCTTGCTCGCGTAAAGAAGCAATATGACTTTGTCGGTGAAGACATGAAAGTCGCGGTTCCTACATCATTTGCTGGTGGTGTTGGTTCTGGATCACTTCCAACAGCAAACCCAGCCAGCTATGGCAAGGCAACCTTAACAGCGAAGAAAGTTTATGCTGTTACTGAGATTGATCGAGAGACAATCAAAGCGTCTGCAAATGACGAAGGTGCTTTCGTTAGAGGTCTGAAGCACACTGTTTCAAAGACTGTTGAGTCTTACAACAGAAACGCTTCTAGAATCCTTTTTGGTTCTGGAGACGGATCTCTAGGAACTAGCACTGGTGCTAATGCAACAGGCACAGCTACTGCTCCTGTCATTATCATTACAGCTGCAAGCTGGAAGGAAGCAAATTGGGAAGAGAATGACTATGTGAACTTCAACGCAGACAGCTCTGTCTTTGAGATCACAGATGTTGCTCCAGCTACTAGAACAGTTACTCTTGCAAGAATCTCTGGTTCTCTTGATTTAACTGGAACTGGTGGCGGCGATGTTGCTTATATGCAGAACTCTAGAGACAACGATCCACAGGGCCTCAAAGGTGTTTGTGATGCTACTTCTGGTTCTCTTTATGGGATCTCAGTTGGTAGACGTTGGCAGTCTGTTCAGCAAGCAGCTGGTGGCGCAGGGATCACTCCTGATCGCATGAATCAGCTTATGCTAGATGTTCAACGCAAGTCTGGCAAAGTGCCTAACTTGATTGTCACATCTTTCAAGCAGTATGAGAAAATTTTGAACTTCATTGAAGATCAAAAAGAGTATCAGATCATGCCTAGAGCTGAAGATCTTAAAGGAAAGATCTCTTTCTCTGCTCTTAAGTTCATGAGTGCTTCTGGACCAGTTCCAATTGTTCCAGAAAGATTCTGCGAAGACGATAGATTGTATGCATTGAATGACAACTACATCTATTGCCATCACCGTCCTGATTTTGGTTGGTTTGATGATGATGGAACTGTCTTCCTTCGATTGAATGACAGTGATGCTTATGGTGCTCGCTACGGTGGCTACTATGAGAACTACATCATTCCACCATTCCAAGGTGTTATGACGGGCCTTGCAATCTAATCGGAAATATTACCCAGGGCCTGAGCAATCGGGCCTTGGAGTAGTCTTTCTGACCAGTCAGAAAAAAACATAACTGAGAAACAGGAGAAGAAACCATGAAAAGATCAATCAAAAGCCCACAGAGGCTAGTTCGTATGCTTTCAGCACAACTCACAGGAACTGGAACAGCTGCCCTTGGTGGTACTTGTGCCAATCAATTGAGTCTAGTTGATAACGGAACTGGAGATTACTCGATCACTTTTGACAGTGCTTTTGAGCAGATCCCAGAAGTGGTTGTAACACCTCAAACAGCTGACACTATTGTTCAAATAGACAACAAGGCCAAGACTGGTGTTGACATTCTTTGTTTTGATGCAACTGACGGAACTACAGCTAAGGACGCAGTAGTAGATGTCATGATCCTAGGGAGTGATGCTTTAGATCTAGTCTAATCTCTAGCAAAGATGCGCCACAAAGGACGCGGAGAGGGGAATAAGTATGGCAGCACCTAAGGGATGGCCAACTCAAGAAAAGGATTCTGGCTTTGTGGGAGAGTTTTCCACAGTTGAGCCTGTAAGACAGAAGCAGTATGGCTTATCTGTTTTAGCCCATCAATATGTCAACAATGTTGGCTCTGATATTGTCGAGGCTGGATCAACCACCACAGTAATAAATGCCACAGGTCATGCAGTGAAAAAGGGAGATGTGATCTCTTTTTCTTCTGGCAACCTGAATGGCCAGGAAGTCAAAGTCTACAGTGTTGAAGCTAACAGAATTACGGTTGCTGAGGTTTTACCAGAGGCCCCTGCTACTTCAGACACTTTTGACATTCTAAGGCACAAATATCCTAGAGTGAACTCTGTAGGTGTTCCGTCGATCTCAATTGCTCCATTGGCTATTGTGGACTTCATCGACACTTCAGTTGGACCAGTCATTGAGACAAGCACAGATGCCATTCCTGCAAGTGGAGGAACTCCTCTGACAATTGTTTCATCATTAGCGGCAGACGTTTCAAAAATACGAGTAGCAGACACGACAGGGCTTTTTATTGGACTGTATTCAGATCCTTCTGGAACACCAGTCCTGGAAGCCATCATCAATCCAGGGCTTGACGACTATATAGAAATCTCACTTTCGAGCGGTGAAGAGTTGGGCCTTAGAGCAATAGAAAATACAGCAATATCCGTGGGGCAAGTATGTTTGCAATTTTTAGGGTAATTATAATTTCAATCATGTTAGCAGCTGGATCTTATGCCAATGCTGCAGCTGTGATCTTCTCAGGAACTGACGTTAAGGCTCTCAAATCGAATCTAAATTTGTTCGATGAGGCCAAGATCATTACTGGAGACGCAGATCCAACTGTAAGCGCAGTAGACGCTCCACAGGGCTCTTTATATTTAGAGACAGACACTGGGTTCATCTATAACAAGATAGATGATGGCTCCACCACTAACTGGCTGCAGATCGGTAATATGTTAGGGCCAGCAACTTCCACAGACAATGCCCTGGTCAGGTGGGATGGCACAACAGGAAGGGCTATCAATGATTCTGGAGCTGTTCTTTCAGATCTTGATGAGCTTACAGGCTTGGCCAGCATTTCAATTGATAATATCGACATAGATGGAAATACCATCTCAAGCACTGATGCCAATGGTGACATAGTTTTAAATCCTAACGGCACAGGAGGAGTACAGCTGCCCGATTTAACGGCCAGCACTGTTCCTTATCTAGATGCAAACCAGGAGCTTACATCAAGTTCTGTGACTCCTACAGAGCTGGGATATGTCTCTGGTGTTACTTCCGCAATTCAGACTCAGATTGACTCTAAATTGGCTGACAGCCTAACTGATGGGCAGATCTTTGTTGGTGATGGCACCAACTCACCAGTTGGCAGAACAATGTCTGGTGATGTGTCGATTGACAACACTGGAGTTGCGTCAATTGGCAGTGGTGTGATTGTTGACGCTGACATCAATGCAAGTGCTGCATTAGATGCCTCAAAGATAGCTGATGGATCAGTCTCAAGCACAGAATTTCAATACATTGGAACTTTGACCAGTGACATACAGGTTCAACTAGACGCGCATTTAGCTGATACAACAGATGCCCATGACGCTTCAGCGATCAGCTTTGATCCTTCTACAAATGACCTTATTTCTACTAATGCCCAGGCTGCTATTGTCGAAAATAGAGTCTTTGCAAATGCAGTAGATGCTGACCTTACTAGCCATACGAGTGCCACAAATGTTCATGGTGTTGAACAGGTTGCTGCAGTTGGTTCAGTGAATTACTGGAGAGACTATGAGGCAATAGATGAAACTTATGTTGATGAGGACTCTGATGGCACCACCTACGCTGGCACACCAGACGATGCGGCTACAAACATAAGCGCATCTTTAGAGACTACTAATCCTTTAAGCGGTGATAATTCATACAACCTTGTCAAAGCTGCGGCAGATGCATCTGGTGAAGCTTGGGTCTTACAAGCAGATCCACCAGACAGACTAGAAACCACAGGTGGCCAAACTGTTATCGTCACTTTTAACTACGAGACAGACGCTAACTACGACAACGATGCAAGTGGTGAGCAATTTTCTGTCTATACATATGCGAATGATTCTGGTTTAGCGGCCTGTAGTACAAGAGACATTCTTGGCGGCACGTTTACTAATGCGATGCCAGTAGCTCCAAATGGTGGGCAATATCAGTGCGCTGTCAGTCTTACGAGTGCTGATACTGAACTAGATGTTTTGATTCAAGTGACTGGTGATGGCTCAGGCTCAAGCCCTGCGGCCACAACCATGACCATAGATCGCATAACCATAGGGCCAGATAAGACTGTTCAGGCTCCAGTGTTGAGGCGAACTACATTAGATGTTACAAGCTCAGGTGACTTTACTGGCGGTGAAGTTATTGTTACTCGCGTCGGTGACACTGTTACAGTGTTTACTAACGCAGACTTAAGTTGGTCGTCAGCGGCTAGTGCGACCTCTGCAAGTTCTTTTTTGCCATCCTGGGCTGTTCCTAGTCAGTCTGCTTGCAATTTGCATAATTTTGGTGGGACAAGAATTGATAGATTTTGTGCATTGAGCACTGGTGCTATTTCAATACAACTTAGAGACTTTACTGGTTCAGGGATAGTGGGGACGGCTGCTAGTTTTTACTCAGTTTCATATGCAGTAGACGACAACAATGGTTCAGCCGTCCTAAGCACGACTCAGGCAGACTATCTTTCCCCAAAAACCTATGCAAATGGCGTTACGCCCACTGGTACTTTGTCGGGTGCCTGGAATACAGTTGTTTTTGGTTCGACAGACCGAAACGATTTAGATGCATACAATACTTCCACAGGTGACTACACTTGTCCGAGTAAAGGGTTTGCAATCGTCAACGCTGTTGTTGAAGTGAGCTATGCAGCGGCAGCAACAAAAACGACAGGCATACGGTTTAGAAATACTGATTCAGGGGAGTTTATTGTAAATGCAGAACTAGAGGAGAATTCATCTACAAGGGCTTATGCGAATGTTTCAGGGGCTTTAGAGTGCGAAGCAAGTGGAGAGACAATTAGAATTGAGTCGTTTACCAACGGTTCGAGCCCAGTTTTTAGCAATTCGTTCACAGACTCTAGCTTTTCTATAGCATTTCAGCCATCATTCTCGACCTTTGGTGTTGCGGGAAAGTACGAGTATATAGAGGCTGAAATCACAAGTCCCACAGATACATCGGGCGCAGATACCCTCACAACTGTTGTTGGTTCTGCTTTGACCTTAACTCCAGGTACTTGGGATCTTTGTTATTATCTTTTAATCAAACAGCAAAACGTGTCCGCAGGTACGAATGGTGTTTTTGGGTCTGTGGCTTTTTATGATGCCTCGGACACAGTACTTGAAAGTTCACAAACTGGATATGGTGGAAGCATATCAGGAACTTTTTTGCATAGAATACCGACTTCTGATTGTACAGAAATCACTTTAACAGAAACTACAACTTATGATTTAGGGCTTTTGTGTTCTGATGCAAGTGCGACAGGGGTTTGTGGTGTAGTTGCCGATGATTTTACAGCAGCTTTAACGGGTTCTG